GCTATGCTTAAAAGAGCAAAAAGAACGTTAAGAAATATGGAGTCTGAGTTCTTAGATCCGTTAATACACAAAGTTGCACACCGATACATGCAGTTTGACCCCGAAAACTATCCCGTAGCAGACTACAAGTTTATCCCTACTAGCACTCTAGGCATCATTGCTCGTGAGTACGAAGTAACTCAGCTTGTACAACTGCTACAAACAATGCAACAAGACAGTCCTCTGTACCCTGTGTTGATCCAGAGCATCATAGATAACATGAATTTGTCTAACCGTGAAGAACTCATTGCAGCGATGCAACAAGCTAACCAGCCTAACCCACAAGCTCAACAGATGGCTATGGCTGCACAGCAATCACAACTGGAGTTCCAGCAGGCACAAACAGCAGCTCTTGTAGGACAGTCAGCCGAATCTCAAGCCCGTGCAGACAAGTACTCTATTGAAGCTCAGCTTGCACCTCAAGAGCTAGAAATTGAACGTATTAACGCTATTACACGTAACCTAAGAGAAGGTGACGAGGACGACAAAGAATTTGAACGTCGATTAAAAGTAGCAGACCGCTTGTTAAAGCAAAGGGAAATCCAAGGCAAAGAAAATGTTAATGACGCAAACCGAAATCAACAACCTGTTCAACCAAGTCAACCAAGCGTTCAAGGAACAGAAGGACAAGCTCAACAGTTTGCAAACACAATTAGACAGCTTGGAGGCGAAGGTTAATGCCCAAGAAAAAGGATCCAAAGCTGGAGCGAGCAGGAGTAAGCGGGTTCAACAAACCGAAGAGGACTCCTAACCACCCAACCAAGAAGTTTGTAGTAGTGGCCAAGGAAGGCGACAAGACCAAGACTATACGCTTTGGTGACGCTAATATGAAGATTAAAAAAGATCAACCAGCACGGCGTAAGTCATTTAGGGCTAGGCACAAGTGTGATACAAACAAGCCTAGCAAACTCACCGCAAGATATTGGTCTTGCAAAAACTGGTAAGGAGATAGTCATGCCAGCAGCAATAGTTTTACGGGCAGCAAAAATAATCAAAGACAGTGGAGCTGTAGCTGCCGCTAAAGAATTTTCTGATGATGTTATTAAACAAGCAAAAAACCACATTAAAGACATGAAGTCTAAAAAGACACCCGCTCAAAAGAAAAGTGAAAAAGGAACCAAAGGCCAACGCACTTATCGTGAAGGCCAGCGTAAGGCTGGTGTTGGAGGCGCTGCTGCGGGTTACACGGCAGGCGGTGTAGATTTGTCTAAAGGAAAAGGATTACCTGTTGCGGACATGAGTCAAGGCATTGACGTAAAAGGTGATGGAGACGGCATGCGTTATTTTCAAAACGGTAAAGAAGTGAGGATGCCTAAATGAAAGTCTCAGCACCTAAAGGTTACCACTGGATGAAAAGCGGTAACAGTTACAAGTTGATGAAAAATCCTGCAGGCGGTTATAAGCCCCACAAGGGTGCGTCTAAGTCTGCAAACTTTGAAGTTCAAAAAGTCCACAAAGGTAAATAAGGAGTCTGTTATGGGTTACGGAATGGGTGCGTACAAATCTAAGCCTAAGAAGAAAAAGAAAAAGAAGGTGAAGAAGTAATGCCAAAAGGTAAAAAAGGTTATTCAGCCAAGCAAAAGAAAATAGCTCGTGTATCTTCACCACGAAACAAAATTACAGGAGCTGACTTTAAGGGGTTACGTAATCGTGGCAAAGGCAAAAAGTAAAACAAAGAAAAGCACTATACCCTCCAACGTAAAAAACAAAGCTCTTTACTCTAGGGTTAAAGCAGAAGCCAAGCGCAAGTTTGATGTGTACCCTAGTGCGTACGCTAATGCTTGGCTGGTCAAGACGTACAAGAAGCGTGGTGGTACTTATGCCTAAGTCTAAAGGCGGTTTAACCAAATGGTTTAAAGAAGAGTGGGTTGACATAAAGACCGGAAAGAAGTGTGGCCGTAAAAAAGCCAAGGGGTCTAAACGTCCTTACCCAGCTTGCAGGCCAAAAGCGGTAGCCGCCAAGATGACCAAAGCAGAGAAAGAAGCCGCTAAGGCTAAGAAAACAGGCCCAAAACGTGTTAAGTACGCTGTGACGGCATCAGGAAAAAGGCGTAAAAGTACCAAAAAAAAGACTTGACTTTTACTTAAAAGTGTGATATAGTAACATATAAGTATACAAGAGATAACCTTATGGCCTCGCTAGATCAAGAAACACAGCAGTACTACGACAATTACTTCACCCTGTTTTCTACTGATGGTTGGAAACAGCTAACTGAAGAACTTAAACAGAATGCTTTAGTGATTAACAGTGTTGAAGCTACTAAAGATACAAATGATTTGTACATGCGTAAAGGACAGATCAACGTCTTAGCATACATTTTAAATTTAGAGTCTACAACAAATACTAATTACGACGAGCTTAACACAGATAATGATTAAAGTATTTGATTTTCGTTGCACTAACGGACACATATTTGAAGAATTTGTAGATCAGGATACCACAACCACTAGGTGCGGATGTGGTGCTAACGCTACAAAAATCGTTTCAGCAACACCGTGCATCCTCGACGGATCTACTGGTGACTTCCCCGGAAGACACATGAGGTGGGTACGAGAACACGAGGAAGCTGGGCGACGAGGAAGGGAAGCTCGTGAGAGTCAATCCCAATAATAATCTCCATAACCTAGAAAGGCGGGGTAACTTTAGTGATGTCAAGAGCGACAATTATTGATGAGCGTCCAGAAGAGGAACTAGAAACAACAGACCAACTCGACACACAGGACACCGTAGAGACTCCTCAAGAAGAGGAACAACCTGTACAAGAGCCTGATGTTCCAGAAAAGTACCAAGGTAAGTCTGTCGAAGAACTCGTACAGATGCACCAAGAGCTTGAGAAGTTTTCAGGCAAACAGAGTACGGAAGTAGGTGAGTTACGTAAAGTTGTTGATGGCTACATTCAGACAGAACTCAACACACAACCAGCACCTCAAGAAGAGCAACAAACAGGCGAAGATGTAGATTTTTTTGTAGATCCGCAAAACGCTGTAAACAGGGCAATAGATAACCACCCTAAGATTAGAGAAGCAGAAGCTTACACTCAACAATACAAACAACAGGCTACTCTTGCACAGCTCAAAGCTAATCATCCAGAAATGGATACTATTCTGCAAGACCCTAAGTTTGCTGAGTGGATCAAGGGATCAAAGGTTAGGACTAAACTGTTTGTAGAAGCAGACCAAGGTTACGATTATGATTCTGCTGACGAACTTTTTACGCTTTGGAAAGAACGTAATCAAGTGGTTCAGCAGACGGCTCAAGCTGAGAAAGCAGCCCGTAAGAGTTCCGTAAAGTCTGCAGCAACAGGCAACGCTCGTGGTACAGCAGAAGGGTCTCGTAGGAAAGTCTATCGTCGTGCTGACATTATTAAACTTATGAAAAACGACCCAGAGCGTTACAACGCTTTGTCAGACGAAATCTTGCAAGCGTATGCAGAGGGTCGAGTTAAATAGCCTTTTAAGGAGATAACTCATGGCTACAGCAACTTATCCCGGATCCGGCGGAAACACCGCCCTAACAGAAGCGGCAACTTTTGTACCAGAAATTTGGTCAGATGAAATTATTGCTGCCTATCAAAAGAACTTGAAGATGGCTCCCCTTGTCAAGCGTCTCGCTATGACTGGCAAGAAGGGTGACGTTATTCATATTCCTAAGCCTACTCGTGGCGACGCCAATGCTAAAGCGGCTGATACTGCGGTAACTATCATTGCAAACACCGAATCAGAGTTGCAGGTTACTATCAACCGGCACTTTGAGTACTCACGTCTGATTGAGGACATCGTAGAGGTACAGGCTCTGTCATCTCTGCGTCAGTTCTACACTGAAGACGCTGGTTACGCTTTGGCTGTACAAGTTGACAATGACCTTCATGCGGCTGGTACTGGTTTTGGTGATGGTGGCGCTGTTGTATTTAGCCCCGCTGCTACTGACTATCAGCACACTGGCTGTTTCTTTAACGACAACGGTACTACCACTCAGTACACTGATGACACTCTGGTAGCTGGTGACGAGTTTACGGATGCGTTTTTCCGTGACATGATCCAGAAGATGGATGACAACAATGTACCGATGGAAGGTCGTAACCTCATCATCCCGCCCGCTACGCGCAATGCGATTATGGGCATTGACCGATACGTGTCTTCTGACTTTGTATCTGGTGGAACCGTCAACAACGGCTTGATCGGCAACCTGTACGGCGTAGACGTTTACGTTTCTGCTAACTGCCGAACTATCGAAGCTGCTGGTGATAACACTGCATCAAGCGTTGACACTCGTGCAGCATTGTTGTTTCATGCTGAAGCAGTTGTAATGGCAGAGCAGTTGGCTGTCCGCTCTCAGACTCAGTACAAGCAAGAGTACTTGTCTACTCTGTACACTGCTGACACCCTCTACGGTGTTCAGGTGTATCGTCCTGAAGCTGGCTTTGTTCTGGCAGTACCTTCTGCCTAATAGAGTACCGGGGGCCGCAAGGCCCCTTTTCCTTTTCCCTTGCTAGGAATAACCAATGGCTAATTATACAAAGACGACAGACTTTGCCGCTAAGGATACGCTTCCCGGTGGAGACACCAATAAGGTTGTTCGTGGCACGGAGTTTGAAACAGAATTTGATGCTATATCGACTGCGATTGCTACCAAGTCTGATACAGCAAGCCCTACGTTTACCGGCACAGTTACTATCCCAACCGCTGACATTAACGGCGGAAACATTGACGGGACAGTAATAGGCGCTTCTTCAGCAGCCGCTGGTACGTTTACCAACCTTGTTGTTACATCTGCCGATATTAACGGTGGTACGGTGGATGGCGCTACGATTGGTGGCTCATCTGCTGGTGCAGGAACATTTACCAACCTTACTGCTAGTGGCACTGTCAATTTTAACGGCGCTACTGTTAGCAATCTTGGAACTATTACGACCGCTAACTTAGACGGCGGCACGGTCGACAATGCCGTTATTGGCGGGGCAACGCCTGCGGCTGGATCATTTACCACACTATCTGCTTCTAGCACGTTTACTGTAAATGGTGGCGTTGTGACAGCCACGGCTGCTGAGCTAAACATTCTTGATGGCGTTACATCTAGTGCCGCAGAACTCAACATCTTGGATGGTAAGTCATTTGTAGATGAAGATGACCTTAGCAGTAACTCCGCAACCGGAATACCTAGCCAGCAGTCGGTAAAGGCTTATGTAGACTCACAAACAGGCTTAGGCGGCGCTACGCTTGCAGGTCTTGCTGATACTAACGTTACTTCTCCTGCTGATGCTGCCCTTTTGTTTTACGACACCGGCACATCAAAGTGGATTGACAACGTTGTATCTGGCGACGTCACTATTGCAGATACTGGCGTAGCAGCTATCGGCTCTGGCGTTATAGTCAACGCTGACGTTAATGCTAGTGCGGCTATTGACGTATCTAAGACTGCATTGGTAGCAGGGACAGGTATTACCCTTAGCACCAACACTTTGAATGTTGATGCGGCACAGACACAAATTACTTCTGTTGGCACACTTGGAAGTTTAGATGTTGACAATATCCAGATAGATGCCAATGCCGTTAAGTCAACTAACACTGATGGCAACATACAGTTGTTCCCCAATGGCGGGGGCTTTACAGAGTTTTATGGAAACACCAACCCCGGCACAGTTAGGTTTAATTGCGAAAGCAACTCACACGGTGTAACTGTTAAAGGGCCAGCGCATAGTGCAGCAGCAACTTATGAAGTGGCGCTTCCTAATGTTTTAGGTCTTACACAAGCAGCGGCTATTGTCACATCAGATGCTAATGGCGTTGTTAATTTTGATGCTGGAACGACAGATGACGTAAATACAATAACGTCTAGCTCTAATGCTGCAACAATTAACTTGCGACTTGGCAATGTGTTTGAGCATGACCTT